GATGGTACCATCCTGCGGCATACGATCTGTGCGGCTGGCACCATTCTAGGCAGGGTGGACAACGGAGCGATAACCTCACTACTCACAGGCAGGACACCTGACCTTGTCCACGCCTCTACTTTCCTCGACAGGTTCATGTTCGTCACCAACTACAACCCCGACAAGGTGGGCGTAGGGGACGATCTTGTCAAGTACGACGGTGCTGTATTCACCAAGTGGGGTGTGTCTCCCCCAGGTGCTGAAGTCGAGATCATCGACGAGTTTGATGACGCCTCCTCTTGGACCCCTCACCTCTGCGACCTGTCGGATCAGGTCAACACCACCACAGGGCACGTCACCTGGGACGGTCAGGCCGTCCGCATTGACGCCGCTGGGCAGAGCGGCCCTCCTATCGGTTCGACCCCCTTCTACACGTCCGATGTCTTCTCCTTTGAGAAAGAGCACACTGAGTTCTACGCCCAAGGCGACCCGCGAGAGAACTCGGATGCCATCCGGAACCGTGTGTCATTCTTCACCTATTTCCCCCGTGGTTCGCTGACCAAGTCACTGACCTTTCCGACAAACCAAGGCTTCAAGACGCAAGGCCCTGTGTTGTCTGTGTATGTCAGTCCGGACAGGGAGACCACGGCCAATAACAACTGGCAGTTCGATTTCACCAACGGCAGGATCCGGGAGGGGTGGAATAAGATTAACCTAGACTTCGCATCAGGAGAACCCGGTGGAAATCAATTCAACTCTCCCAGAGGACAAGCGACAGGGTACTTCTACCCACAGACGCAGGCAATCAAGCGCACCCGCTTTGAATTCTACCTCCAGAATGCACAGACAGTCACCAGCGGGCTACGGATTGACAGGTACCAGAAGACAGACGAGGGAGCCCTCGTCGCCGACCCCACCGGAGAAGGCGACCTCACTGGTGTATATTCTTACAAGGTTGTTTATGTTTCTAAGTATGGTCAACTTAGTAATGCTGGGCCTGCTTCTGTACCTATTACTGCGGCCAGTCATGCCTCAATTGAACTCACTAGGATCCCGGTGTCGCCGGATACTCAGGTCACTACGCGGCGAATCTACCGGACGGTAGGCAACGGATCGGTCTGGCTGTACCTTGACCAGATCCTCGACAACACATCCACCACCTACTCGGACATCGTAGCGGACGGTAGCCTCAGCAACGAGACCGCCCCGCAGGCGGGAGACTACTCGGATGACAACTCCGTACCTCCCCGGTGTGGCATCGTGTATGCCTGGAAGAAGACGGTCCTGATGGCCGGTGACCCCCAGAACCCGTACACCTTGTACTACTCTGATGACTCTGAGCCTGAGAGCTTCCCGCTCATCAACGCCCTGGACATGGACGCCAAGATCACGGCCATCTATGAGACCTACGCGGGCGCGGTGATCGAGACCGAGACAGGCAAGTGGCAGCTCATCGGTGACAACCCTGACTTCTCGTTCGACAAGATCGTGCATGGCATGGGCTGTGTAGGTCGAAGAGCCGCAGGAAACGCACGCTTGATCGGCTATTCAGTCGACCGTGACGGTATGCGACTCTTCGACCTTAGCGAGACCCAGAAGATCAGTGAGCCTATCCGTGACAAGTACGACAACGACATCGACAAGGTGAACATCGAGCTGATCCACACCGTCCACAGTAAATCAAAGAACATGATCCTCCAATTCAACCCCAATTCCTCAGGGGAATACGACTCGATCTTCTGCTACCAGTACCCGATTGACTCTGTTCAAGCAGGGTATTGGTCCGAGATCGTGACACCTGATGCAGCCAACCTGAACTTCCTAGACGGTTGCGAGATCGAGGACGCCAACGGAGACTTCGAAGTCCTGGCTGGCGGGGACGACGGGATGATCTACCAACTGTTCGACAACGACTCCAAGAACTGGGTGGATGCCGCTGGCGTGACGTACGCGATTGATTCCAAGATCCGGACCCACTACATGAGGGCCGGTTCCCTTGGTGCAGAGGTGCATCAGGCTACAGGTAGGATGAACCCCCATACAGTAGAGATGAGGATCGGCGACGATGACGCGTGTGTCTGGACCGCTACGGTGGAGACCGCCAAGGGCATCAGGCAGACTCGGGCGACGTCAACCTCGGTGCTTACCATGACGTTCGGTCTCAACAACTCACTAATCCGACAGAGGGTACCTTCTTCTGGTTCGACGCCTGCGGAGTTCGTCAGGCTCACCTTCCAGAACAATCAGAAGGATGTCTATACGAAGCTGCTGGCTACTAGATTCTACTTCAAATCACAGCCCGGTGCCTTCTTTGAAACCGATGTAGATGATGATAACGTAGTAGCGTAATGGGACGCGTACAGACCTTAGCCACCTTGACTGAGGTGCGGCTTCGTAAGTGGCCCGCAGGCAGGGTCTCTCAACTCAAGCTGTTTCTTGGGCACCTCCAGCAAGCCGTGGGTATCTCCCTCGCCGCTCAGGTGGAGCAATCCCCTAGTCGTAAGTTCTCTGATTTCATACCCAAGATCGTACCTCAAGACATCACGACTGAGGTGTCCCACCGAGAGATCCGAGTGTTCTTTGATACCCCGAGGGGCATCAAGAACCTGCTGTTCTACGAGTACCAGATCAGCGCGACGGAAGGGTTCTTCAACTTCGACCAGTTCCAGTCGCCTGAGACGACCTACATCTGGCCTGAGCTAAACGAAGGTACGACGTACTTCATCAGGATCAGGGTGGTCACCAAGGACGGTGAGGTAGGGCCTTGGACCGACGTGATAGAGTTGGAGACCGCCTACTCTCAAGCGTACGGCCTTTACGACGGTACGGAACGAACCGTTAGGATGCGAGGAGATACGTGGATCCCTGTCTTTGAACGGGACTACACGGCAATCGGAGGCAAAGCGTACTACGCTCTCGATTACGAAGTGAAGGTTGGGAGGAACTGGTCTGCTAATCTTACGAACCCTAATTCAAAGGGTAATGTAGAGTGGACCGACGTCGAGTTTAAGTGGATGGAAAACGTAGGTTCAACAGGCGACGACGCAGATTTCGTGCAGAAAGGACGGTCGTTTCAGGTCACAGCGTATGCTACTAACGACGAGTTTGGAACCTCTGGGTTCTACCAGTTCAGTGTAGGGATAAGCGGGTACACCACGGCCCTAGAGAATAAAGGGACATGGCAAAACGTCAGGAGAGGAACCTTCGTTCAGAAGTTCTCAACGATGGAGTCTGGAGATTACACGTTCCGACTAGAAGGTCGTGTGGCACCTCACAAAAGTCGGAATGATTTCTACGCAATCAACCCAGAACGGACCAAGATCGTGTACGGATCCGACGCGCTTGTGAAGGTCAAGAACTTCAACGTCTTTGAAGCATTGGTATCGGACTCATAATGGCTGGTGAATTCCTAGGCAGCTTCTCAAAGTTCTTCACGAACCTGACCAAGTCTCAGCGACAGGAGCTGGACCGGGCGTTCGCCGATATCCAGAACATGAAAGAGATGACCAGCTTGGATGAGTCCCTGCGGTTGCTGAAACGTAAGCCGGATCAGGCCCTACCGATCCCGCAGCTTTCACAAACGGAGTCGATACGAGGAGCTACTGTAGAGTGGGTAGCTCTATCGGACCAAAGGATCAACTTCTACGAGGTGAACGTATCGACGTTCAGCAACTTCTCAGTGTTCACGGTGATCACTACGTTTGGAACTGACATCGTACTTGAAGGATTGCAGGCGGCAAAGTACGTTAGAGTACGGGGAGTTAGACGAGATGGTACAACCTCCCCGTTCTCAGAGGTGATAGCAGTCAATCCTAGTGTCTTTGAGGTTAGGGCACACAGCTCTGAAAGCTTCTACACAACACTAGAAGTGAACACAGCACACACGCTCCTGGGTGGAGCAGGATCGGATCTAGCATACACGCCTATCAACCCGGACGGCACCAGCATGGTGTGGGGGTTCGTAAGTGGGTATGCAGATCCAGCTTGTGCCTTCTTCGGTAACGGAAAGATACAAGCCTCAGTATGGGTAGCCATCTACGAGTCTAATGGTACCTTGGTAAGCGACACTGAACATGAGAGGCTCACATTCGGAGAGCACCAAAACTCCTTGAACATTGGACCCTTTCCAGTACTACACCCAGATCCAGGGCAGTCAATAGAGATCCGGATAGTTGCCTGGGACCTGACTACAACTGAATCAGGCGGCGTGAGGGGACAGAACTCCACCACCATAGAGTGGTGTCATCTTAATGTTATAGAAATAGGGAATGGATAATGGCCAGAAGAAGAAACGCGATATTCCACAGACTGAGTAGGATGCGAGGGCTACCGCCCGACGAGAAGATGTTGATGCAGAGGATCGGCAACCTGATGGATGCTGCCCTCAACAACAGACAAGCGTCCAACCCTTTCGAACCATCGAGGAACAAACTTGACCGGGTGTTGTATCCTCCTACCGGGTTGCTGGCACACACAGGGTTCAGGACACTGAAGCTGACATGGAACGCAGCCAACTCAGACCAGCATCTACGCTACGAGGTAGAGATCCGGAACGTCGCTACCGGAGAGACTGTAACCAAGTCCACGTACACCAACGAGCTGAAGTTCAAGGGTGACAACGGTACGTATGAGGCAAAGGTCAAGTCCGTAGGCCGGGACAGTGCTTCTTCTCCTGTAGAGACAATTGAGTTCACCATGGGCGGGAGCGTGATGCAGATCGAAGGGTCTAAGAACGGCCCGACGGCACTAGGCACCCTGGTGCAGGATCACATCACCTTGTACGACGGGTACAGTATCTACGCTTGGGCCTCTGTGGTGCTGGATAAGTACGCAGCAGGCAGCGCCAACAGCGATGTAGTGTTCAGACTGTGGAGTATGGAAGGAGAGAACCAGACCTTCGATGCCGAAGTAGCCACGCTGCATGAGACCATCGTATTGTACGCGGCCACAGAATCTTTCTCTGACCTTGACGAAACAGCTCGCGGCCACTTGATCTTACGCCCCATAGCGGCTCGGCCGGGTAGCTTTGAGACCAGCCAGTCGGTCATGTTCTCTCCTATCAGAGTAGACTCCGATGATGATGAAGTGGTATTCACCTTCTTCCTGCAAGCCATCAATCGAGAGACAGAGGAAGACGAAGTCAACCTGTCGTTGGTGCTGTGGGGTGGCTTCGATGGGCTTGGCGACAACGTCCCCGGTGACCCATGGGACGGTGGTAAAGCAGACTACGTGTTTCCCCATCTCAACTCCCTCAAGATCTGGCGGGAGGAGATGGACAGCGATACCCCACCTAACGTCACCAAGGGTCGCTGGTTCATGGCGAGCCAACCAAAAGAGTTGAATGTCATTGACAACGCCTGGACGCTTGCGTTCTGGGTTCGTCTGCCTGATGAGCACATCAGTGTCATGACGTCAAAGCAGGATGAAGAATTCAAGTTCATTTCTGAGCACAACCATATCTTTGGAAGATGGAGTCACAACACCGAAGCCCCGTTCGAAACCCACGATAACCATATCTCCGTAGACTTGCACGCTATGTACGACCCGAACGCCGAAGCAGGACTAGGACCGGGACATGGTTACCAACCAAACGTAACTGTCAGGGTACAGGACAAAAGCAAAGGCAACGAGTACGAGATCGTATCCTCCTTCTGGACATACTGCTTTGGTGATACCGGCGGAGACCCAGGTGGACCGGACGACAAGACGGATCAGTCCTATATGTGGTCCCACGGTAGTACCATCTTCGATCATGCGAATTACGGCTGGCAGTTCTACGTGATCTGCTTTGAAGGCGGGGCCGCAGGAACCGAGGAACAGGGAAGTGATTACCCTACAGGTACTCCTAAAATCAGGGTGTACTACAACGGCAGGTCCCCAACAGGATGCTCCAGTCCGGAAGACAGGTTTATCGCCGCAGACCAGATGTGTTACCTAGCTCAACGAGCTGTCGACGGTGCGCTACTCACCCAGCATCGCAACCCGTTTCAGCTAACTAATAAAGAATGCAATCAGGATAACTCAGATGACTTCCTCTACTCAATGGGCATGACAACGACCAGTCCGCTCTTCACAAGTGGGGTCTACGACGGTCAAGCAGTGGAGATAAACAATCACACGTTCCAAATCCATCAGATGGGTATGTGGAACGTAGCTATCGACAACTGGGATGGTATGGGGTTCAACCCAGGTGCGGGCGAGCAGAGAGATAGTGCCCCTTGGTACAATGTGCCCTATGACGAGTTTTTCCCTCCTCTCACAAACCAACTAACCGTCGACGTAGGAAGAGAGAACAGTGTTGTAGGTAGTTCACTATGTGCCATCCATTACCTGTTCAACCAAGGGTATGGTACTGACGTTGACTGGAAGAAGAACTCCGCGATGCGACCTGACGGAGCCAGAGAATACATCTTCGCTGAGAACCTGATACACCTATGGCAGTTCGGAGCAATCCCTGACGGGTTCGAACTCGGCGACGAGTCAATGAGAGATACAGGTAACTTCCTGTACGGTGGAGACATCAACTGGTTGGGTACTATCGAGCCTACTGAACCGGGCAAAAGCTCAAACAGTTGGAACCCCAACGCTAACCTAACTGATATCTGGACGCCTGTGCGATACTTCTACCCTGACCCTAGCGCAAACTCTAGCAATGTCGCCCTGAAGGCTAGGTTCCAACCAGGGCCTTGGGGTGACGGGGAAGGAATCAGAGACTGGCGCCAGCAGCACGGGACTGTCGTACCAGCAGGCGAGCCCAATGCAGGTACGACTTCCAGTAGGTACGCCTACCCTGGTCAGGGGCTGAGGAGGACTGAAGCTCAAATCGGAGGAGATGCTTGGCAGGCCATTGGCTGGCGGCGACCGAACACCACCAACGGAGTGCTGAATGAGCCCAAGACCTGGGGGCCTGTCTATCAGTCAACGACTGGGCAAGGCACCGGAAAAGGACTAGCGCAATCTGAGGTAGACAACGGGGCTGACGAATGGCCCGAGGATTGCGGCGGCTGATTGCAAATAAACGAGGAAATTCCTATAATTATGTAGGAGTGTGCACTTTACTTAGAGAGGACATATGGCTATCTTTTCCAACAAGAAGGGGATTCGCAAGGCCAAAGAAGCAGCAGGAGCGCAGCAGTACACAGCTATGGCTGCGATGGAGGCTGCGGATCTGGAGCGCGCTAGAGGTATCGCAGGAGAGAGCGCCAAAGCCGCTGTCTGGGGTCTCCTAGGGTCCGACCCGAACACATTCACAGGCTCCACAACAGACATGACAAACGTGTTCGACACCAGCGGTGAGGGACTCTCGTCCGCTGCCGATCTCCGACAGATGGGCCCAAATGTCTCACATAAGTCAAAGAATGCCCTTCTAGACACACCCCGTGAAGGCATCCTCGACCCCGAGGCGTACGCCGCAGCCATCTCAAACACAGCCCAGTTCCGAATCCAAAGCCAGCGCGTCCGTGAGTCTGAGCAGCTCCTCAACCAAGAGGGCCCTGCGTGGGACATGCTGAGCAACTCCGTTCTTGGCGTCATCAACGAGGGCTCAGCCCTCCAGCTCAGGGACACCATGCGGAAGCTGAAGAATCAGTACGCCAAGGGCGGGTCAGCCCGGAACACGGCTATGTTCGAAGCCAACGAGTTGATGGCAGGTGAGCGTGCGATGCGTACCCGTGTGCAGGAAACATGGCAAGCCAACCTCGCACTCTATGACACAGTCAGGCAGAACGCCGACCGTGTGGCTGCGGGGACGGCGATGTTCATGGCAGGTCTCCCGCTGGTGAACGACTCCTACCGTGACGCGATGCAGCGCACGGCCGCACTACAAATTGATGCGTCAGCTATGGCAAACAACGCCATCATGTCAGCGTATGATACTAAGATGACCCAACAGCCTATGAACTTCGCCGAGAACTTTGTCATGGGTCTCAGCAAAGCTGTGGCCGGGGTTGCCGCAAGCTACGTTAGTGGCGGATCAGGCGACGGTGCTGTAACTGCTGGCATAGATCAAATGTTCGGTGGTGAAGGTGGTTATACACAGAGAGGCACAGCATCTGCATCCTCAGGCGACAGTAGTAATTGGATGGATGGTGTTCTTAAATCCGGGCTCGACTACCTAAACACCGTCGGAGATGATGATACTTCAAACGATGAGTGGCGCATAGACAGGGGATAGGAGATACAATGGCTGAAACAGAAGAAGAACTGAACGCTCGACAACGCTACGAGAAATCGAAAGCTGCTATGCCACAACAGCCTGCCCAAGAAGAACAGAAAACAGGTTTGGCGGGCTTCCACCAACGAGGCATGGAAGCTGCGAAAGGTACTGCTGTCGACGCGGGTCGTGGTATCAGCAAGGCCCTGATGGGCAGTGCTTTCGAGTCCTTCGGTAAAGCGTTCGACGGCGGCGGTTACACTCCTAGAGGGATGCGCCCTGACACCTCGTACCTCAACAACTGGCGGGAGATGGGAGCACGGACCCAGAAGTTGATGGAAGATAGATGGCACATGTCCGAGTTCAAGCAGTTCAAGAAGAGTATGCTGGATCCTTTCCAAGCGAACCTACAAGAACTTCAAGACGGAGCTAATACTCTGGGTCAAGAGCTGTCTCAAGGTAGGTGGCCGACGATAGATGGCACCCCTGCCAGAGAGTTCGACATGAACAACGAGGCCGACAGGATGGAGATCATGCGGTTGAGGGGCCAGCTAGAGAAAGATCTCATAATGAAAGCTACTGATATGCACATCGCCTTGAACAACGAGGCCGCGAGCAAGTACGCGAACAACCCCATCGTAGACGACATGATCTCCAAGATGATGAACGCTGTAACCAAGCAGAATACCAGTCAGTTCTCACCGACGCAGTCGATGGCAGCAGGAGCGCAGGAAGCAGGAATCAGAGATACAAATGCAAACACTCGATACAAGGACGCCCTCACCGACAAGACCCAGGCAGAGACAAGGTCGGCCTCAGCGAAGGGTACCAATTACATGTCGACTACCGAAGTCTTCGCAGATATGGATCCAAAGACGGCTGTTCAATACCTCATGAACCATGTGCGTGGTAAGAAGTTGCTTGAGGAAAGCTCAACATTCCCCGGCTACCTCGGTGAAGAGGAAGTGAAGCTACGGAAGCAGTTTCGAGCCAGCAAGGGGTGGGATGATAATGATGCTCTAATTAAAGTCAACGTAGCTGCGGAACAAGATTACATCAGCGAGAACGGTACACGTTTGTACCGTAGGGCTGTTGGTGAGTTCGTCAAGGACGAGTACGGCGAAGAAGCGTACCAAGCAGCGGGCGCTGGCATAGAAGGAATCTTCCCGGATGAGCCGCTGCCGTTCGAACATCATATCACGACCAATCCTACCAAGAAGGAAACCAAGAAGAAAGCGAAGGAATGGAACACGCTTGGCACGGAGATGGCCGACAGAGCACTACGTGCGGATCCGGATCTGTCCAGAGAGGACGCGATTGATTGGCTCATGGATGAGTGGTTCCCCAATGCCATGGACGGTAGAAGCATCGAGAAGGGTCAGGATCCTGATTCAATAGGCTATTCCAAACAGCTTGATGGGCTCACTGCCAGTGAGAAGAACGCGGCAGCAGCTCCCTACATCAAGAAGATCCGCGAGCTGCTTCGCCCATACGCTGAGAAATGGGTAGGCACAGGTGAACA